TCTTCTGGGTTCTGATTGATTGCTTTACCAAATACTTTACGTCCATCTGGTAGCTCAAGTCGTGTAGATACCTTTTTAAAGATTCCATACTTCTCAGCAAGATCAGAAAGACCATAATATCTATCTAGTCCTTTGTCGTAAGTTAGAAGAACACTGACATCTTTATTTTCTTTAGTGAAACGAGACTTAGACATCTTAATCTTGATCTGATTACCTACAACCTCAGTACCGTCTTTTTCCTTCTTCTTAGACAGATAACAGATAGTAGATGCTGCATACTTGAGACCAGAACCACCAGCCATCTCTTTAGTTGCAATGTATGAACCAACAAGATCATATACATGGTTAGTTACTAAGAGAGGTACTTGAACTTTAGCTAACTTAAGACCAAGAACACGGAAGGTAGCTTTAAGTATTTGAGCTTTAGTCATATCTCTTGTCTCTTTACCTTCCATCGTATCTTCAAGTTCTTTGGTAGTAGACATTTGACCAAGTGAATCAAGAACCATCATCATAGGAGGACGTTTCTTCTCACCTGCCTTAGCGTAATTATCTAAGATTTGTAGAGCAGTATGACGAAACTTTTGGATTGAATCTGGTTCAGAGATAATCACTCGTTTAGTATCAATACCACGAGATGACATCATCTCTTTAGTTACAGCAGCCTCAGTGTCAAAATAGAAGACAGCACCGTCTGCGTTATCATCCAAGAAACGCTTAACGACAGAAAGAACGAAAAAAGTCTTTCCAGTGGCGGACTCTCCAGCGAAAGCTGTGATCTTGTTATTTGGAACACCCCCGTAAAGACTACCAGAAAGAGCAGCATTGAGAATATAAGATCCAGTATCCACACACCCGCTAAACTGACTGCTACTGATGCCATCATCAGCAATAGAAGTATTCTCATCATTCAACTCTTTTACTATGTTACGAAAAAAATCAGACATATATATCACCTCATTATTATAACGTTATTATATAATACTTTTTATTGTTTATCAACTACTTCTTTTCAATTCCATGAAACTTATTAACTTGATGAGCATACAACTTTGAGTCAGTGTTTGGAGTAATCACTTCATCTTCTTTCTGCAACCATTCACGAGCCTCTTTTTCATACTTTTGTTTTGGTTCAGGCTCTGGTTCAGGCTCTTCAACCTCATCAGTTTCAACTTCAACATCGTTCCAATCTTGTGACACATCAACAGCCTGTATCATTTTCTTTGGCTTGTCTCTGATATCTTTTATACTCATGTTTGCTGCTATAACAAGAAGAACAGCGAGAGGATCAAACACAAAGATGATAACAAGAATAACATATCTAACTGCTTCTTCGAGAATATTCTTGTTAGTTTCTTCATAGAAGAGTCCTGCAATATACTTAATTGGTCCCACTTCTGCTTCGAGCTTGAGTTGCTCTGAGTCGAGTGTGAGTTTTTCTGATTGGAGTCTGGCGATTGTGGATGAAGCACTGTCAATGATATCATTTAAATTTCTTCTTTCTTCTTTTTGTGATTCTCTAACTGCTATAGCACCATCTTTACCTCTGATCCGATCAAAGTCCATTAAGACTTGTACCGCTTGATCTAACTGTGCAATAACTTTTTCAGCATCCTCAACTCTATTTTGTTCTCTAGCAATCTTATTATCAATCTGTGATATAAGTAAGGAGTTATCACCAGTTGATATTGTTTGATCAATATGAGCTTTTGATAGAAAACCAAAGATACCCATCGACGTAATAAACATAAGAACTACTACCGCAATTGATAGATAGCTTTTAAGTAGAACTGGAGCTCTATTCCAGTTCTGATACAACCAGGATGCAGTTAAAAGTTTTCCAACTTCTAATACTCCACCCATAATTGCAATTGGTAATGCAGCTGCTGCAAAAATGGCCATGAGACCAACAATACTGTACCAGGCAGCTACACCAGAGATGGCTAAAGCCACCAAAAGTGTTAGTATTGCCATAAACATTTAATTAGCCTCTAGTAATAGAAAGAACTTTATCAATCTGACTTTGTACAGTATCTTTTCTGTCTGGCCAGTAAATATATTCTTTATCTGATGTCTTCAACAGATTAACCAACAAAGGCATAATGATCTTTTCAAGGTCTTCGATCTTTTCAGATAATTCAGATTGAATTTTATCTTTTTCATATTCAATCTGTTGAATCTGTTGAGCTGATTCTGTTTTTACTTGCTGTTCTACATTTGTAATTTGACTCTTATACTCGGTTTCTGATACACCAGTAAAGCCAAAGTCATAATGCATATACTCTTCAGGTATTTCTCTCACGACCAAAAATCCTCCAATGTTGCTCTCTTTTCTACTTCCCATCCAATCGCATCTAGAATAGTCTTGATTGGTTCCACGAAAGCTTTTTCGAACTGCAAATCATAATCAACAAAGTCTCTAATATTAAACTCTTCAGGTATCACATTCTTAAACGCAACAACGTTCTCATACAAACGATTAGGTTTCTTTAAGTATAAGAATTTAATCTTCTCACCAGAATAAATCTTCTCATATTTCATACCTAGCTGTAACTTGTCAATATGATAGTTATGAAGCAAGGCAGCTCTTACGTGGATAGGGGTTCCTTTTCTATAGATTAAAGACTTGTCGGTATATTTATCTAAGTTATTTACCGACCTAGGGAACGCAATATCTTCCGCTGGTAATTGTCTAAAATTATTACGCTCTTCAGATATAAGAGTCTGGATTTCTTTTTCACTTGATACCAGAATTTTTTTAACCGTATCCTTAATGAGATCTCGGCAAACAGCAGGTGTCGAGCTACGTACAGCTTCAATACCCATAATTTTAAGTTTAGGTTCCTCAAATTGCACTCCTTCATTATTCCATACATTGAGAACATAATGCTTCTTACCAGTCCATATACCTCTCTCAGCAATTACTTCACGAGCCATAACCATCTTCTGTTCAGCACAGTTCATGTATTCTCTTAACTCTTCATAAGCTTCTGCTAGTAAAGGTTCTAACTTCTCAGTAGCAACCTTATCAAGAAACTTTATAGGATCTTTTGCATTAACTTTGTTAACAAGGTCACCCATACGTATATAAAGAGAGTCAGTATCAATAGCAACTACATAGTCTTCATTCTCAGTCTTTAAAACTTTATTCATATAAGCGTTAATCTTCTTCTCTGCCCAACGAATAGTTAACTGACCAGTCATAGTAATTGACTCAGCAATTCGTTGATCAAAGTAACGGAAGTGTTCGTTTGAAGTAGCACCATAAAGAGAGTTCATAAGAATCTTAATAGCCATCTGCTGATTACCTAGAGTAGCAATCTCTTTCTCTAGTTGATATACAGCATGTTTATCAGACTTATCTGTCTTTACTAGCTTTTGTTCAGCAGCAAGCATCTTCTTCTTAAAGACAGTTCTCTCATTATAGTAGCTTTCAACGATAGTAGGAATCAAACCCTTCTTATTTTTATCAAACAAATTACCACGAGCAGTCATAATATGATTATCGTTAAACGTATAAGGTTTCTTCTCAAGTAATTCATCTACGGTTACATTAGGTACTTGCTCATCTAAGACAGTCTCAGGTGATAAGTTATACTGTATCATAATATGAGGGTACAGAGAGTTTAAGTCAAAAGAAACAACCCAATCATGCATTCCTACTTGAGGATCTTTAACATGAGCACCTTCGATCTGTCTATCTTTATGACCACTCTCTTTAGGAGGTATTACAATATTCTTTTCAAGGAAGTAGTTATACAGAATAGCATCCCAGACACCAACAGTTCTAAATGCTTCTGAATAGTTAACATGACCTTTATATGCAACAGTCATACATAGAGTAATAAGGCCAAGTTTATCTTCTAGTCTATCAACAAGCTGCACGTCTTTGACGTTATAGTCGATAAACTTTTGATAGTCAGCTTTATAGAGACCCATCAAGTCTCCAAACTCAGAATAGTCTAATTTACGTTCACCAAGAACAACATGAGCAATATTATCTAATCGATAAGATTCTTGAGTACCATAAGTATAACCAAACTTTCGAAACAAGTCAAGATAGTCTAATTGCTGCACACCATACACATCATATACTTGATGTGATTTACCTGCAATAACAATCTCACTTCCATTAACCATGCCCCATGGAGAAAGCTTCTTCATATACTTGTCACCAAGCATACGTACACATCTATTGACAATGTATACCATATCAAACATACGAGAGTTCCATCCAGTAATAACATCTGGATAGTTATTAGACCAGTGATCAATAAACTTTGTTAAGAGATCTCTCTCATCGTCACACTTAATATATTTGATATGAGCATTATCAACTATTGAGATTTTTGGATCGTAATCTCCACATCCCCAGCAGTAGAAGATGTCGTCAATGTTGTCTTTAGTTGTAATAGCAGTAACAGGATGCAGAGCATCAGCAGGCTCAGGAAAACCTTGATCGGATTGGACCTCGATGTCAATAGTAGTAACCCTAACGCGAGAGCGGTCAAATTCAATAAAGCCAGGCCATGTAGCCCCAATGTACTGGTGAACATAGTTTTGATTCCCATGAATTTCAAAATTATCAATATGCTTGTATTTATTTACAAAGTCGCGACAATCACGCATAGTACCAGGTTGAATTGCACCAACCTGTTTACCATCTATAGTACTATATTTGGTAGGTTCTTTAGTAGGTATGAACAGAGTGGGTTTGAACTCCACTCTGCCCTTTACTCGTTTACCATCCTTGTAACCACGTACAAGGATATCATTACCAATACGATT